CCTGTGGCTGGCGCACCGCCAGCCACAGGGGCCTCAGGCGGTACCACGGGCGTTACTGGCCTACTAGTATCCAGACTTTGCAGCAGGTCTTTGGTTCCTTGCGTGGCCCGCTGCATGGTCGATTGTTCGGTCTGGAACCTATTAGCCTCGTTCGCCCGTAATTCCTCGGCCACCGAGGCAGCGGAATCCTGTGGGGTAGCAGCCGGCGAGGCATTCGGATCGATAGAAGCGCCGATGTTTCCCTTTGCCTGCTCGAGCGCAGCCTGCACGCCTTGGTCGCCTTGCTGGACTACCTGCTGGGCTGGAACGCCAGCACCACCGCGGCGCGCAATCTCGATTTGAGAGGCAGCAGCCGGATCGGACGTAGGAACCGGCACATCGACGCCAGCAACCGGCGTGGTGATCGCATGATCGAGCGCAGGGGCACCGCGTACCGCGCGCATACCGGCGCCCACAGTCTTGCCAATCAGTCGACCAACAGGGCCACCAGCAGCGCCCAAAACACCGCCTTCGACCGCAGCGGAGCCGGGATCTTCGCCACGCGCCAATGCATCGGCTGCACTGATGCCGGCGCCGGACATCGCGCCCTTGGTGACCATCTGCGGAATGGTGCCTTCAAGACCAAGCGGACCAGCAAGCGCCGGAACAGCTTTGAGCGCGCCACCGAAAGAGGCTATTCCGCCGCCAACTTTTAATGCCGTCGAAAGTCCAGGCTGCGCGATATCTGCTGCCTTTGAAGCCGCCTTTTCAGCCTCCAAATTGGCTGCATGGCGTTCGGCAAAGGTCGCACCCGGAGCACCTACCCCAGTCAGTGGCTGTGCGGCCGCCGAAATAGCTGCGCCGATTGAGGGGATTGCACCGCCTAGAACCGGAACGCCTTCAAGGAATTTCTCGCCCGCCATGCCGCCACCGGAAAATCGAGGGTCAGCATTTGCGACCGACGGCGCGGCCGCAGAGCCATAATGGGCATCCATGGCACCAGTTATATCCGCCTCGGCCGTCCCGTCAGGAAAGGCGAAACTTGAGCCGTCTGCGCCTTTAACATTGATGGTCATTGCGCCGGTACCAGCGTGCGTGTCGCCGGATTATACACGTAATTGCCAGGAGGCGGGGCAGCACGAGGAACGGGAGCGGTTGCGGCTGGTGCAGCGCCGCCAGCAGCCGCGCGCTGCTGACCAGCATAAGTTCCTGCCTGCAACCGTTCAGCAACCGCACGCTCTTGTGGACCAAGTAGCGTCAGAGGATCGGTATCGGAGCCAAAAGCACGATCTTTTGCCTGTGCCACATTCGAAAGTCGGCCCATCATCAGAGAGCGAACTTCATCGAGCGCACCCCTGACCGTGCTTGGAGCGTTCTTAGTGATATCGAGCCTTCCAATAATATCCTGCGTCGACTTTTCGGTGCCAACTCCGCCCTTCAGCAAATACTCAAGTTCATTGCCGATGCCGCTAATCGCGCCTTTATAGTGCCCGATGGCGTCGTTGTATTGCTTGTCGCCAATTTGACCGCGAAGCCCAGCCTTCAAGGGATTGAGTGCCGGAAGCATTTCAGATGCCCCAGTAATTCCGCTTTCAAGAACCGGCAACTGGCTAAGAGCGTCATCCAAATGGTGCATGACCGTGCCAGCACTCTTAACCTGACCACCAAAAGATGCAGCCTGCATCGAACCCATGCTCTTCGCAAAGGTTTGCCGCATCGGGATAAGGTTCTCGTTAAATGATGGATCGATCGCATGGGCCAATGTCAGCGCGTTTGTACGGGCATTCCCGCGCATAGGCAGATTGGTGGGAATCGCATCTCCTTTCAGCATCGATTTAACGTAGTCCCGCAATTGGACGGGGACTTGCTGAAGAAGCTGGTCCTGATTGGCCCCCTGCGTGCGAGCCTGAACGATATTGTTAAAAATCTGCTCGCTTTCAGGCGTTGCAGGAACACCGCCAGTGACTGCGCCAGTCTGTCCGTTTTGATCTTTGAAAGTTCCGCTATTCGGATCAAATACCCGTAGCGTCTGTTCTCCCATCATGCCGGTCTGCGTATGCACCGTCGGCGGCAGCGCATTGTATAGTTTCGGCGCCAGCATCTTAAGCAGTTCAGGATTCTGCGCGGCTGCGATTGCCGTCATACCGGCCTCTTGCGGCGACTTGCCCTGCGCTATCAGTTGTGACCTGACCGCCTGATAGGTCTGAGAAATGGCGCTCATTCGCAGTTCGTTGGCCCGATCAGCCGCAATGGCTGGAACCGCAGCCCCAGCAGCCCGACCAATGCCCATACCGAGCGACGGAGCCCCCGCAAACCCGGAAGCCAACGCCATCCACGTCGCGGCATGATTCGGGTCGAATATCTTGTTCGCCACATTCCCCAGCAAACTGCCGATTCCACCCGATGAAGGAGGCGGCTGCCCCGCAGATGGGCTTGCAGGCCCCGTAGGAGCCGCGCCGGGAGGCAATTTGGCGGAATCCGATGGCATGGGAGGGGCAAGCGAAAGCGGCGCACCAGCGGGCACCTCATCGCGTCCATTGAGGCCTGTATCTGGCCTCGGCTTGGGCAAAGGCACCCCATCCTTGAAAACTTGGGGTTCCTGCGCCTGTACGTCATTGGTGGCCGGTGGCTGGTCGGAACCGGCGACGGGCTGGCTATAGGGCGTTCCAGCCGGTGCATTGAGCAGACCAGCGAACGGGCCAAAGGACTGCGCCCCGGGCTTAGGCGCGGCAGGGGCAGGTGCATTGGCAAAAGGATCGGTCGCGGACATATCGGGCATGCCCTCCGCCCCAGTGGGCGAATAGGTATTACCCGGCTGTGGCTGCTGCATATTGGACAGCGCCAAGCTCGCCAGCAGATTGTCTAACAATCCAGGCACGAATTACCTCACCACAGTCCGGTCATAGCCGTAGGCGCCGGGCCCGCGCCGCCAAAGTTAGGCATAGCAGCCGATGCGCCAGTCGGCGGCAATCCGGTATTCGGATCGATCCCGGGCCCGACTGGACCGCCGGGCGCCGCACCAGGAGGCGCGAGACTTGTCGGGGCACCCGCAGCGGCCCCACCGAACATCGAGGGAAACATCTTCGACAAAAGCCCGTTATTCATCATGCCGCTGATGCCACCTTGCGGCGCACCACCAGCGGGAGCACCGGGATTAGGTTGCTGTTGTCTGAGCGCGGCCTGCAAGATCGCCTGCCCCTGCGCTTGTGGATTTGGCGAATTGGCGAGAAGATTCGGGATCGTCATATTCATTAGACTTGGTGCAGCCATCTAAGCGGCCTCCTTCATTTGTGCGGAACGCTGAGTCGCGCGATCATAGTTCACGTTGAGCAAGCCCATAGGCGTGCTGCCAACCGCGCTAGGCACCTTCTTTTGGACCTCTTGGGCAAGCAGACCGATTTGGAAATGCGGCTCGCCCTTCATGCGGAATTTGTGAATAACCTGGCCATCGTTCAATTTTCCGACAGGCTGGATATCGGTCTTAGCGCGTTTATCAGAGAGCAGCGATAGCATACCGATGCCAGCAGACGCGCCGCCCATGATATTCGACAGAAGGCTCGTCGATCCCGTGGTCGTCGACGTCCCGCTGCCAGAAGTCTGACCGCCGAGAGATCCGATCGTCGCCGCAGGCGTGAGCAATTGAGCAAGGTTTGTCCATGGCGTTGATTGAGCAGCATTGGCCGCAGTGAGCGCGGTAGCCCCCGGTGAGGAATAGGCGGTAGATGCTCCTGGTACAGCACTGACGCCAGCGAGATTGACCCCGGCCCCCGTGGCCCCAAGATTAGCCTGTCCCTGCGCTGTCGTATTGCCAGCACCGAACACGCTATTGTTCGCACTCAGCAGGTTTCCGGCATTCGTGTTGTACTGATTCGCGATTAGTTGACCTTCGCCTTGGCTCAGTCCGCGGGCGAGCGTTTGAGGCTGGGAGCCAGCACCAGCAGGATCACGACCAGACGCAGCATATTGATTGCCGACCTGCTTGGTAATGTCCGAATTCATAGTATTGAGCGCGGTGCTGAATCCTGGCGTATTATACGGATTGAGATTGGCCGGATTGGTCAGCGGAGCTAGGTTGCTCGACATCGTATTAAACGCACCTCCCAGCATTCCCATCTGCGGAGTGGTATTGAAATTCAGCGCGTTATTGACCGCGCTAGTAGCGCCTGCGCCTTGGTTCGGAATCCCGCTGGTATCGGATACGAGTTGCCCTGATGCCGCCGTCTGAGCAGGGGTCACCGAAGTATTCAATCCGCCGTAGGAATTGAGCAGATTGGTAAGCAACGGTTGGGCTGCTGACCAAGGAGACGAGACGCTGTTCTGCGATTGCTGTGTAGTTTGGCTGCCACCACCGGACATCGCTATAACCTCTTCTCGATCGTGACGCGCGTCATCTTGTAACCGCCGATTTTAAGAGCACGCGACCAACCAGGACGACCTTCGCTTATAACCCTATCACATCCTTCGGCCCGTGCGAATTGTTCAATTTGAGCGTGGCATTCTTTCCAGAGTTCTATCCGGCTGCCGCCACAGCAGATCATTCGCAAGGCTAAACCGTTTCTCATAGGAACCAGCGATGTCGTCAACGCCGCGACGATCTCACCGTTATCGACCGAAATCCATAATTGCCCTTTGCCGTCCGCAAGCCATTCCGGCAAATCGGCCGGCGTTATCTCACCAGTCGCCGCATAGCCCTCGTCGATCATGTCACGCACAATCGGCCATACCTGCCAGACTCTCGCGGGGTCAACGCAAATAAGATAGTGCGGCATCTGGGAATGAATGTTCATTTAATGAACCGAAACTGTGTAAGTTGGCGCTGTAGTTATCCAAGTCACAACCACGCTTTCATTCGGCCCAAGATCGACCGTAAGCGGCAGTGTGGTGCTGCTGAGTGTCCCCAGCGTGTGCCCCCCCTGGGCAACAGTTGCTGTATTGGTTGCGCTTTGCAGGAAATAGTAAGTGGCCGGTGAAGCGCCATTCGTAATTGTTGCAGGCGATGTTCCAACCGTAGTCGGCCCAGAGGCTCCGACAGGGTTGTAGCCTAGATTGTCAATTACAGTATTTGTCGTACCGCTATCCGTAATGGTGGTAGTGTTGCCATTCACGATATTTTCACTAATGATGGAATTGCCGACGCCTGCACCAATAGCTATAGCTTGCCCCCCAACTCCGTTGAACCCGACGACCGTGAAATTGTTAATTCGTAAAGAAGACCCGCCAGTAAGTTGTACGGCCGTAATCGTCGTAACAGCACCTGAGGATGTAAGTGCCCCACCATCAAAACTATTCCATTCGCCGGAAGAATGTAGAATTGACGCCGTATGAGGCTGATCTATTCCCAAGTTTGAAAATACATTAAAAGTCGGAGATGCAACTATGCCTGCCCCCTGCTGAACCCGAACACCAACGCTTGACGCACCAATCAAGATGTTACTGAATGAATTGCCTTGGCTGTCGTTTTCAATAATGATGCCATCCTGCGGCGTTCCGCCAATGACAAGATCATTGGCACTGATGTTGGTACACATCACCCCAACCATGCGGCGAAGGTATAGAAACGGAGTCTGAAATCCGTTACCGATATTGACTCCAATCAAGTTGGTAATGCTGCCATAAGAGCCGTAGTTGCTATCGTCTGAACTCCACAGTTTGATGCCCCCTGCGCCCTGGCCGGGATTTCCTTCAACCAGAATGTCGGACATTAAAAATGCCTGAACTCGATCTAAAACGATTGACCCGGCACCAGTGCCCTGAAAAACTAGATTACGAAATGCGACGTTTCTCGTAAGTGTCTGCGCAATGCCAACTACGCCCGTAGTTGCTCCGGTGTAGATCGTAAAATCAGAGAGAACCACATTTGTATAGGTCAGAACGCTATAGATTAGAGAAAAGACTTTCTGTGAGTTTGTCTGCGGGAATATCAAAACAGAGTCACGACTTGCTCCAATCACATCGACATTAGCGGCAAGTGTTATAACTGATGATGTTTTGTAGAGCCCTGGCTGTAGAAACACCGTTCCACGTCCAGCCGCAGAGGCCGAGTTGATTGCTGCTTGAATTTTGGCCGTGTCGTCTCCACCAGAGGGATAGACATTGAAAATTGTGGTTTGTAATACCGGCGCGCTCGCTGGATTTTGTAGCGCCCTGATCGCCGCGACAATACGGAAAGTATTAGTTTCGGCGGGACTAAGAGGAACGCCAATCTGTGTGCCAGTTGTCACGTATCACCCGCTGGCTGCGCGCTAGGTTGAACCGCACGGGCATATGTCCACACCGAGGCTGCCGGAATCCGCAGCTTGGCGCGCGCATATCGCGTCTCTACCAACTGCGGGCAATCCCCATTCTCCGAGAGCGCCGACTCCGCGCTATAGGTGACAGCAGCCTGCGCATTGAGACGTCCGCCGATCGAAATCATTGCCGTTGATGCATCGGTGATCGGGCGCACGCCGTCGATAAAGACTAGATCGCCTTCCAAATCCTGCTCATCCGTTTCCATGATGGCTTCCATATTGGAGCCGTCGAAGAAACCAACCGCAGCATTGGGCGACACAGCCGAAAGCCGCGCTGCTGCTGCTTGCGAGAAGCTATCGAGAGAAAATGGCAACGCATCCAGCGAGCCGCCGATCGCACCTCCACTTGTATAGGCATGAACGAATGCCGAGGGATTGCCGTCCTCGTCCTTGAGCAGATCGATATGGGTTGAATCGATGATATTAAACGACCAGCGACCGTTTGCCTCGACTGTACCTTCGACATTCTGCACAACGATAAAGTTCTGCCCGACGATGGTGAAATAGGCGTTTGATTCCTGGTTTAACGCTAACCGAATTAGACCTGCGCCATTATCGGCTGCGCCAGTTACCGCCAGTGCGCCGGGAGCCAACGCATCCAGTTGATGCAGCGTGAGCCCCGGCTTTGCCAATGCGGCAAGATATTGGCCGCTGCACGGGATAAGGCTCCATTTCCCGTTCTGCCCGATCGACCAGTCATAGCAAAGGAGTTGGTCAAACAACCCGCCTTCCCCAGCCGTCGATTTGAACGCCCAATAGACACGGGTTGCGCTCGGATCGGTGGCGCCGATCACTAGCTGCAGATTTGACCTGTCCACATGGGCAAAGAACCACCGATCCACCCGCTCTTTGCCGATTGGTGTCGGGACGCCTCCCGGTGGGATATATTTGAAGCCCTGCGCGGAAAGGAAAAACGTATTCTGTCCCGCATTGATAACCGTGTATTTGGCGAATAATGAATCCTGCGTCGATATCCGGATGATAGAAAACACAACGCCGGAACCAGGCGAATAGATCAAACTTCGGATTGATTCATCCTGAAAAATCACCCCATAAGCATCGCCACCGGATAGACCATTGCAATTGCCGCCATCCGGCAAGTCTTGGAAATCCGACTGTCCAACGCCAGCCGTCCAAGTCGTAATAGCATCCAGATCAGACCATTGAATCCGGTTCGGGTTTGAAATCAGGCCCGTGAGCACGAGGAAGAAATTAACGACCGCTACGAATCCTGCCTGCGGTGGAGAACCACCTAGATCGGCAAACACGCTCGACGATCCCAATAGGAAAGCCTGCGGCACCGTATTGATCTGCACCGCAATGATCGTCTGATTGAATTGGGCAAACTGCCAGTTGTCAGTCGTCGGCAATTGCGAATAGCCGCCACCTTTAGAGACTTTCGTCCATGTGAATGCGGTATTGTTCAATAGATAAAGATCGGTCGCAGTCGCGGCGAATACCGAAATGGAGCCATCTGGATTGCGCGCGAAGAAATGCCCGCGGCAATTGTCAGGCAATGCAGTGGTAAACTCTACAAGCGATTTGAACGGTCCATAGCCGTCTGCCTGCGGAATGACCCCGGTGATATTCTGAGAGATGCCAGTTCCGATGTCGGAAAGATCAGGCGAGAAATCAGGGATTGGGATGGTCGGGCGCTTTGCCATTATGCACCCGTCAAAATGCCATGGGCCGCAAAACACCCCTGCCTTGAATTCTATTAGCAGCGCCCTTTAACCGCTTCCACTCCCGATAGGACGCCCCCACCGGCTGAAACGGTATCGGTGGATCAGGCGACATAGCAGCAGCCATCGTCGCATTGCGCATCACATGCACCGCGAGTTCGTATTTTGCCCGCGACCGAATGAGCAATTCCGCAGTCGTCATCCACGGGTTATTTGCCTCGATATCGGTCGCTGGTGCCGGGACATTCAGGAATAGCCCAAGCGTGACGAGATAAGCGGTATTCGGAATGGCGGAGATAATCATCTCGCCGTTTTGGTAGGCATACCATGACGGCTGCCCGACCATCGTCCCGGCCTGCTGATTGTAGAGAATCAGCGTCTCAGGATCTTCACGCTTCAACTGCAGGATGGTCGACGAGCCAATGTTGATATTGACCCGATCTATTTTCCACGCCGAGCCAAGGTTCGGATTATCGGCCTTCGTGTAATAGGCGCGACCGCCTTGCGTATAGAAAGTCTGCGTGCCGTCCGGTGGCACATCGGAAAATGAGAACCGTTCCGATTGATAGGCCGCTATCGCCGTATTGATGGCATTCGGGATTTGAACGGCGTTCAGGTCACCACGGGCTATTTCCGAGGCGATCCTGGTTACCATGTCGGCCCTTGTGCCAGCCATCGGTCATTGCCTTCAAACCCGAATCAGGTGCTTACAGCGCCGAGCATCGACTGCCACTTGCCAGCTACCACACAGAAGAACTTGGCCCGCTTGGCATTGGTCAGAGCAACGCCAGTAGCTGTCGCAACCCCATCGATAGTGTCAGGCGACGTGCCAAATACCTGCGCTGCAGCCGCGCCATCATTGATGATGGTCAATTCCATGCCGACAACAGCCGGCGGCAGTTTCACGCCATCGGTTCCATTCGCCACCGTCGAGAGCCGACTAACCTGCGCCGTCAGTTGGTAGGAATTGGCTTGCGTGGCAGAGGTCGTGGCAGTGATTGCGTCCTCCACCGAGCCTTCAAAATATTGCGCCTTACGCGCCATATTGGAATCGCTGGTGTCAGTACCGGAAATCGGGTTGACCATGGTGTGCCTCCTTTAGGCCGCCTTGCGTTGCTCGCCGGAGTCCGGCTGCGGTTGCTTTAGCAAAAATTGGTGAAAGTTTCCAGCGTAGACACGATCCTTGGAATGGTGATTGATATTCAGATCAGGAACTACCCAAATCTTTCCACCCGCATCACACCAGTTCCTCGAGAAGGCGTAGTCCTCGCCGTACCAGACTCCCTTGTGCGCACCGTGATTGAAAAGGTCGATCGACGGATTGTATCGCTCCCCATAGATCAATTCCGGATAAGCCTCCATGAACTTGTGAATGGCGTTTTTTGTGACCTTCAAGAACCCGGCTGGCACACGATCGGCATCGATACAGCCATCGGCACGAACAATCGGCCGGCCATCCGCATGGGCATTCATGCAGCCCATATATTCCTCTTCATCCTTTTTGAATCGATAAGTGCCGGCGACTACATCGCCCTCAGTCTCTATCAGAGTGAGCAAGTTCTCCGGATCGAAACTCAGATCATAATCCAGATAGACAATAACGTCCGCCTTGGCGTCCAGCGCCCTGCGCGTCATGTCCGATCGTGCCGCCGAGATGTATGGATTGCCGATGCACTGCGCATAGCCCTCTTCCCAGCCTGCGCTAGTGATCAAAGGGATAGATGCTTCCAGCGCCGCGATATAGGGAGCCGTTGGTCCAGCAAGTGAAGGTGTGCAGAAAATTACCTTCACTTGCCGTCCTTTACGCAGCGCCTTTCCAGACGCCCATTGCGATGAGCGTATTGGCGATCTCGAGGACCACCGCTCCGATCAAAGCCGATGACGTAGTGGCAGTATAGGCCGAGATGAGCGACGTCGCCTGGACCGATGACGCTCGCTGCCCTGCCGGAAGAGCGCCGTAGGCAGCCATGCCGCCGTTAAGAGCAATATTTGCTGCCATTTGTTAGCTCCTTGATGGGTCAGGCATCGCGGGCGAAGGGGCGAAAGCCGGGGCCTGTGCGGGGGCCGGATTCGGATTCAGACGCGGCTGCTGTGACTGTGACTGTGGCTGCTGCGGGGGCTGTGCCGAAGTTTGGCCCTGCGAGGCGTTCGGATTCGGCGCCGGATCGGGAGCCGTACCGACAATCGCGCCACTCTTGCGTTTCGTCGTGGCAAACAGCTTGGTATTTCCTGCACGGCCCTCGGATACAGTCTTTGCCCTGTCAGCCGCGGCAGTTTTCGCCGCAGCAACTGACTTTTCATTGGCCTTCGTTTCGTCCGGCGTGAGTTCTACCTCATTGGCGAAGAAATACATTTCCTCGCCATTCTGCGGGCGCCGGAAATAAGGGACCCCGCCAGAGGCGAAAGTGCGGGAGGGATCGTCGTGGAACTGGTCATTCCACTGGGAATTGTCGAACTTCACAACCACCTGGTCGACCAGAGGATTGTAGGCCATCTCGTCGGTCACATCGCGAACGAATGTGACGTGCATGCCGTTATAGACGGCAGCCGCGGGACGCTTGCTATTGATGGTCGCCATAGCCGTAATTCTCCTGTTAGCTCTGCCAGCCGCCTTCAAAGGTGATCACGATGATGGCCTGCCCGGTCGATCCCGCCGTGCCACTCTGCGTATACATCGCATAGACTGGCTTGGCGACCGTGGCAGCAAGGCCACGACCCCAAGCGCGACCAACCTCGGTCACGCCAGCAGTCAATTCGTCCACATCGCCAGCGGCGACGATATCGTTATAGGTCGTCGGGTTGGTGCCGACCGTGAGAACGTTGGTGGTCCCAGCGTTAAAGACCGTGACGATTTCGACCTTCACGCCGATGATGAAGGCACCAATCGGCAGCGAATTATCGAAGGCGTTGCCAGTACCAACTGCGGCATCGCCAAAATTCACCGTCTTTTTGAGGGTGTTTACAAGTTGCCTCGGATCAAGACGAGTCGGAGGCGAAACCTGTACGGTATCAGTGGCCATGGCTAATCAAGCCTCCGTTAGGTGTGGGCCGCAGCATACGTCGAGACGACGATGCAGCCATAGTCGAGGGAATTGTACACGGTCTTTTTCAAGCCGTGGATGGTCCACGCCGACACTTCAAGTCGGCGCTTATGGTCGAACAGTTCCTCGTTCCACCGATACTTGGTTTGCGAGTTCTTCTGTCCGAAAGCGATCATGCAGGCTTGGCCGCCCAACAGCACCGCGCGGTAGGTATTCGCCACCAGCACGCCAGCAGCAGAAATGCCGCTTGCCACGTCGAAGGATGAGCGAAGGATGACGCCGTTATATTCACCAATGGCGCCGGTATAGATCGGGCTATCCATGCCACGGCCCATCTGCGCGGCCTTGGTCAGGTCGAGCCATTGGCCGGTCGAAGTGTTCGAGCGCAAATCAGTGATCTGGTACGGATGCAGGTACATCACATACTTGTCGGTCAGCGTCCTGTTAAAGTCGCGCCTACCAGGATTCATGGTGCCGCCGCTCGATCCACCAGCAAATCGAGCCGGCCGGATTTTCGGAGTTGCGGTGATCGCGGCTTCCTTCGCCTTGTCGATCAGGTTCAGCGTGAAAGTGTCGCCAGCCACCAGGAGATCGTCAGAGGCGCGGCCAGACTGCCGGATGATGCGGGTAGCCGCAATCGTCGAGTTCAAGCCAGTAAAGCGGAGATCGGTCTGCACCGTATTGCCGCAAACCTGATTGAAGAACGCCACGGAAAAGCGTTTGGCGTACCAATCGGCAAGGCCGCCCTTGGCCTCGTCTCGCAGGTCGAAAGGCACCCGCTGCTGGTCGATCGTGTACTCAGACTTCACGCCGACGACGTGGCCGAGTTCGTTGATCAGGATTTTGTCCGAGTAGGTCGTCAGCGATTCGCCGTTACCCTCGGCAAGCTGATTCTCGGTGAAACCCGCACCGGACAACTGCATCCGGATCGCGTAGGTGATCTGATCGCCAGGACCCTTCTGCGTCTCGGTTTTCCGGTGGATGACCGAGTCCGGATCGTCACCGATCAGCGGCCCGATATCCGTGTATTTCAGGGCTTCATGGTCTAGCTTGCGCGACCAGAGCTTAATGGCGAGCGCGTCATTAACTCCGAAAGAGGTTGTAGACATTCTGGCACCCTGCGTTGAGGCGCTCGTATCGAGCAGCCGTCCAAAATTCGCGTCGAAGTCGGGGTGCGCAAATTATCGCCTGCGCGGCGAGTTTTCCCATTGAGAAGCGCGGGACACGGCGCCTGTCCTAAATTCGGTGGACTAGACCGATGAGGGGAGGTTCTTTGACCGGCCCGGGGAGGGCGATGGTCACAACCGCCGCTTACTGGAACCAATTACTAGCAGTGGTATGCAGGTTTGTAAAGCCCCACTATTTCACCAGCCAATATGCGGGAGCCAATGACTTGCAGCAATCATCACTGCCAACGCAATCCCGATGAATAAAAGATAGATTGCATTGTGGCCAACGTCATCAGCCATACTTGAATTATCACTCATGCTTGCAGCCATAAACATCATCACGACTATGACGATGGTCGCTACAGCCACAATGCCAGCCAGGATGAAGGCAGCCATCATTACGTTCCGAAGAATTGGCGGTTTTGGTCAGGCGACATAGTCTCGACCATATGATTGAATTCATCGTCCGACATATTCGCCAGCTTTTCAGGCGTCAGAGGATTCGGCGGAGCGCCACCACCTGTGGATAGCGACCGTGCGGCCTCAGAGCCTTCACGGATGCGGGCGATTTCGTCCTGTACACGCGGAGCTTCACCCGTGGCATTTAACGCACCAGGGACCGCCGCAGGAGCAGCAGCCGCAGCACCATTCGGCTTGGCATCAGCCGCGGGAGCCGCAGCCGGTGCCTGTGGACGGAATCCACGCGCCTTGGCGAGAGCCAGAACTGCCTTTGCCGGCGACCGCTTATTTTTGATGGCCCCCGATACAAGTTCGCGCTCCTCTGCCGCGATCGTCTGCCGGATTTTACCGATCTCGGCATCAGTGAGAGTCGCGCCATTCTCGGATAGGTCTTTCTGAAAGAAATACTGCGCGAGTTCATAGGTCCGATTTGCCATCAGGAATTGATAGGCCGGGACGAATGTAGGATCAGCAGCCGCAACCGATCGGGCATCGTCGATATACGCAGCCGACAAGTCTTGCTCTTCAGTGCGGGTTTGCTGCGAAGCCTGCCTTTCGGCTATCTCAGCGCGGAAACGAGCATCGTCCCGCTTTTTCCAGTTCACCCAAGCGAAAATGTCCTGATCGGCATCCGGCTCCGGATCCTCCTCGGCTGGGTCTGGGGCAGCGGCAGGCGTGGCCGTCAAAGCCTCATTCAGGATACGCAAACGCTCGTCGAGCCGCGCCTGATTCTGGCGTGTCTCATTGAGTTCATTCTCTGCCTTCTGACGGGCTTCCTCGGCACGTTCGTATTTGCGGGCCGATACCCGGCGTTTGGGCACCACGGGAGGCGTAGTACCATCGGCAGCAGGTTTTCCCGCCTCGGGGGCAGCAGCCGCAGGCTCATCCTCATCGTCATCATCAGCCGCAGCAGCATCAGCCGCAGCGGGAGCCGGGGCAGGCGTTGGCTCAGGGGTTGGTTCCGGAGTGGGGGCAGGCGCGGGATCTGACGTAGATTCGCGCATCTGTTCGAATGCAGTACGCTCTTCAGAGGTGAACCCGTCGTCGACCTCTCCCGCAGTATCTGCCGGATTGAGGGCTTGCGCGGTATCAGCCATAGGAAACAACCTCCTCGTGTTGTGAACGGATGCGACGTCCTATTTCGTCAAGAACCGAAGCATCCAGCGAATCAAACTCCATCGTGCCATCCGGACTAGTCAAAAGGATATGCCCAAGCGGGGGCTTCTCATTGGGCGATTCGACCGTGAGATCGTAGGGCCCGAACCGGATAGCTACTATTTCCTTGAACTTTCCGTAAGCGTTCTTGCGCTTGCCTTCCGGTTTATCCGCAGCTTCCGCGACGTGAAAGGCAATTTCTCCCCACCGATATAGCCCCCGCAGGTGGGTTTCAAACATTCCCTGAAGCATACGCACCAGTTGGACACGACCACGAATCATGCACCACCAGCAGGTGCCGCAGGCTGTGGCTCAGGAATTGGCGTTGCTTCCGTGCGATCGGCAGTCACATGGTCCTTGTGCGCAGCAGCAAGATCACGATGTAGCCCCCCGATAGCGCCAATATGATCGATGAGTCCCCCCAGATGGGCCGCATGGCCATCGGTTGTGGCTCGGTGAGCATCAGAAACGGCCCCTATGACCTTGGCGTGCGTTTCTAGGCGGTCGTTTACCACCCCGGCACGCTCCCTAGCCGCCTGCGCCGTGGTCTTATCAGCGTTCGCCGCTGCGGTCTGCACCTTGGCAGCCCCCTCCATTGCCTTGAGGTGAGCATCAAGCCCGCTTGTATCGTTCTCGGCCAGCATCTTGCGAGCGAGCGCAATGTCGTACATGGCCGTCGCCTCAGTCGCCCCGGCCTTTTTGTTGTTCATTTCAGCGATCGACTGATCCTTGGAAATCGAGGCGACCTGCGCAGTAATCGCCAAATGTTTCGCAATATCCTGATCCTGCTTCGCCTGCGGATCGTTCTGCTG